TGTATGCCAAGTAACTTCAAACTTTATATTACGTTTCTTAATAAATCCAAATTGGCGACGCTTTAGAAACTCAGATGTTACAGGATAATTAGTATCTTCTAATTCCCTAAATACATCTTCGATTAATTCAACATCATTCTTATCACTTTCACCTAGTAAGTTTAATATTAAATTTTCGATTATTTTAAAGGATTTATTATATCTTTCATCTATAAATTGAAATGGCATTTAAGTATCCCGCATTCATTATTAATTGCATCACTAAATAAAGATCTTAGTAATATGAACTTCTTAAGTGGATCAGTTTCATCTATGATATTATAAGGTATTTCTCTCTTGAAATTATCAATCATGATTTCACTCAACTCAAAATATTTATCTATGATTTTCTTAGAAGTCATATTTATTTTAATTTCATTTACTTTAAGTAAATTTAATTCATCAATTAGTTCTCCATTAATTAATTTCATGATTAGATCTATTTCTTCTTCTTCTAATCTTAGATCCCCATTACGGCTCCAAAGTCTTTCTTCTACATCCCAATCAAATTCAGGAATTTCATAGCCAGCGAATATCATATATTTATATAATTGCTTTACTACCATAATCATTAAATAATTAAATGACCCAAGTAGATCATACTTAATAACAAAATTATTAGGACGTGGATTAAATTTACTAATAAATCCATTATCATCAAATTCTAATAATGTACCAAATGAGAATAAGATGGATCTAGAATCAAATCCTGGAATATTATCTTTCATTAATTTAATCATATGGTTTAATACATTTAGCTTATAAATTTTATTATAATCATCATCAAAATCATATAAAGTAAATGGAATTAAAGATGTTTCTTTTTTATTAAAGATATTGCCTTTTAGAATATCTTCCCAAGTAATATCTAAAGTTGTTTTTGGCTCTATTGCACTTAATGTAGATACATCAATTTTAGGCTTATCTACTTTAGTTACATCTACAGTCAATTCACTATCAAGATATTTAATAATCGCATCAAGATTTTCAATATCTTCTTTATAATAAGTAAAATAGTCATCTTCAGTCTCAATACATAGATCACCATCTGCCGCACTATAAGATTTGATTTCGGATAATCTAATTCTTTCCGTTCCTAATTTTATAAACTTTTCCATTTTATTTCTCCTTCTTTTAAATTACTTTAGTTAAGCATAAATAAAATATTAACCCTAGAATCACAAATGCTTCGATAATAACTGCCCACATTAAATAATCGGCAATCTTATCTTGAGATTTTGTCTTATCTTGAAATGTATATAATTTCACATACTCATTTTCTAATTTATTATTAATCAAAACAGACAATTTACTTAAACTATTAACCCTATTATTGACTTCATAAATTCTTTCATTTAAATTATTCAATTCCTTTTCAGCAGATTCTTTTAATGCTAAAAGGTTACTAGCAGTTTTATATGAAGCTTCTCTAATTAATTCAATAGCCGCATCACTTTTATCAATTGAGTCTTTAAGATCTTTAATATCAATACCGATAGATTCCGATAAATCCTTTAATTCACTAAAAGTAGTATTCTGTAATTTTTCCATTTAAATCCTCCTATTTAGTAGTAATTAAATATGCTCCTATAAACCCAATAATGGACATACCAATCATAGCTTCTAATACAAGCATATTATACGCATGCTTAAAATATTTTTCCATTTGCATCATTTCACATTCTTTATCCATTACTTGCTGTTTTAATCGTGCTACTTCGACATTTAGATCTTTAATTATTTCTTCTCTAACATCAATAAGTTCAAGTGTTTCATTTTTTGAATCTTCTTTCATATTAACCTCCTAATAAAATTAATTATGTATTTCATATCTATAATATATACCTAAAAAGAAAATCACTAAGAGACTTAATCCCTTAGTAAAACCTATTTAAATTATTGTCTAAAACATGTTAGTAAATTAATCTATACTGCTGCAGGAGAAACTGATTATGTTTATTAAAGATATGACTACCGCGGTAAATGAAACATACTTTGGTAAGTCTAAAGAATTAGAAACTATTGAAAAATCGTTTGATAAAGCTATACAATCTAAAGATAAAATAGATGCCTCATCGTTAGGTATTGTAGCAAAACAACTACAAAAGAAATTTGGATTTGATAATGTATCAATTGGTATTGATAAAACTCCAGGTCTAAATGCATATACATATATTGATATAGCAGATATTAAGAAAATGAAAATCAAAACCTCTGAAGGATATAAGGCACTACCTGGAAATACTTGTAGTATTCTCGTAGTATTTTCTCCAGCAATGTTAAGTAGTGTCCTATCTGGTAAAGAATTGACTGCTATTACGCTTCATGAAATTGGTCACCAATTTGCATCTAAGAGAATTTTAAATAGTAGCTCATTAAGATATATGGCTAGCTATATTAGAGGACTCTCTGAGTTAGATAAAATTATTAGAATTGCATCTCAAGAAACAAATTCTATTGCAGATATGTTTATGATGATCCGTAGAGTAATATCTAAACTTACTGAAGATGCAGTATTTGCAATTAAGTATGTAATCAATACATTGATTCTACTTAAAGATATTCTTAAAACTCCAACTTTAAAAGATACATATAATCTAATTGGAGATAGTACTAAATTCAATAGAATAATGAACTATATTAATAATTTTGATAAAGTTAAAAAACCTATAAGAGTTCATGATCTAGAAGAAGAAATGGCCGATAGCTTTGCTACTATATATGGATATGGTCCAGAATTGGCGTCTGCTTTAACTAAGATTGAAGCATCCGATATCGATGAAGAGTTCGATCCATATGATAACTCTTTCTATAATTTATATATTTATATTCCAATCTATACTTTATTATCTTATATTTGTACATCTGACTCTGGTGTTGCTATTCAAACTAGCCGACGAGTATATGCACAACTTCTCACATTGAGAAAAGAAATGAATGACATCAAAACTGATGCTAAAACTAAGAAACGTATTCTCGCGGATATCGATGAATTAGAAAAAGTATATGGTAAATATATCGATGAACGTATAGAAGCTGCAGAAAGAAATAAAGTTAAATCTGCAACTGATAGATATAATGAAGAATTCTGGAATAGAGTTTTGACTAATAAGAGAGATACTGAATTATTCTCTTATAATAAACTCGGTGAATTACTTAAATAAAATAAACCCCCAAGGTAGTTGAACTACCTTGGGGATCATTTTTGTATAGCATCCGAATTGAGAGAACTGTAGAGTAATTAATATTTTCACAAAGGAGAATTTGTGTATAAAAATAGTTTGCTACTGCTATACAAAACTTCAAACTACCTATTTGTTAGTATTTTAATAATTTATTATTAAAAATTACATCAAATCTACTAATTTTCCAAATCGTTTATATTTCTTTTTTAAAAAACCTATCTTTCTATACATATGATTATTACGTAAGTAATACATCATTAACTCTAAATCGCTAGTGGTATTATTATCTACATTAATATCATAAATAACAGATTCAGCATCTTCTGAGTATATAGTTGAAAGTTTTATATTCCACCCATTATCATTCTTAAATATACTTATACATTTGGTATTCTTATCGGATACTTTACTAACGTATAGATAATTTATAAGTCTTTTAGCAATCTCATCTGGTAAAAATGATAGACGAAATTCACCATTATTTTTTATTACTGAGTATTTGAGTCGATCTAATACCCATTTTTCTTCTTTAGTCGTAGGAATCAGTTTTAAACTATCTCTAGACCAATCTCTTTCTTTATTCAGTATCATAGTAAAATCCCCAAAATAAACAAAAAATAAAACACCCCATAGGAATTTATCCTATGGGGTGTTATTTCTTAGTCTACATTTCTAATCAGTAAAGATTTTACAACTACATCTCTACCATCAATGCATTTTGTACCAGCTGAGATAGAACTTCCAACAGGAACTTCGGATACATTAACTTCCTTAACTCCTTTTTCAGTTACTAACTTGATGATATCATTATTATTCACGATATGAATATTAACAATATTATCAGTCTTAGCTAGTTTAACTACAGAACTACCAGCTTTAGCTCTTTGACTTGTAGGTAATGCTGCAATGCTGAATTTATTCAAATAGCCATTTCTAGTTACTACAATAACATCAGTTACATCTTTACCTGCAACTAAACACATACCATCTACATATTCAACAGTCTTACTGCCAATGGATCTTACACCTCTAGCAGAACGTCGAACTAATGGAATATCTTTAGCAGAGAATCGTAAAGCTTTCTTATCAGAGAAGACAACTACATCTAAAGCATCTCCACCGACAACTATATTCTTAACAAAGTCATTTGGATCTAACTTAGTATAGAATATACCGCTTGCAGTTAATGAAGTGAAATCATCTAATTCCATCTTCTTAATAAAGCCATTATGGGTTAATACCATAATATACATAGCTTGTTTAGAATCTGCAATTTGTTTGATTGCTTCTTCTTGATAGATAGCGATTACATTAGCTGTAATCTTTTTATTCAAGAATCTGATATCAGTACCAGCATTAGATTTATCTGACAATGGAATCTTATGAACTGGATAAGAATAACACTTGCCACCAGCATCGAATAAGATGATATTATCAGTATTCTTAATCTTGATAACCAATTTAGGATTATCACCTTTAACTGCTTTGATAGGATCGTTCAATCCTACCTTTCTAACAAAGTTAGATTCAGTAATGATAACCTTAAATTCGCCTTCTGGAATATCAGAAGCTTCAGCTTGACTAATTACTCGAGTATTACGTTTCTTACCATATTTAAGTTTGTATTCTTTAAGCTCTTGCTTAATTTCTTCATTAAGCTCATGCTCGTTACGAATCTTATTAATATATAAGTCACGCATTTGTTCAAGATTCTTAGCTCGTTCAATATATCTAGCTAAGTTATGCTTAGAAAGATATTTCAATGGAGCATTGATAATTGTCTTAGCTTGAAGATCAGTAATCTTGAATTTCTTAACCATATCATTTATCAACTCTTCATCATTACCAGTTGATTTCTTGATGCGGTTAATGATTGTATCAATCTCGCCACTAGACATAACTCTGATATATGCATCATATTGATGATAATCAGTCATTGTCTTTTGTAGAAGATTGTAATATAATCTAAGCTTTGTTACTTTACGGAAATCAATGAATCGCAATAGGTATTCTTTATATCCCATATGAACAATTCTTCGTTCACATACGACTTCAAGATTTACACGACAAGATCTTTCCATTGGAGTATATTTAAAGATTGTATCTTTAACAAACTTAGGATCTGCCCCAGGTTTCAATACAATGATACATTCCAATTTATGATCACCATCAGAGTTTTCATAAATATTATGAATTTGAGTGAGAATATTCTTCTCCATCAATTCCTCAATCTTCTCAGTTACAGTATTTAGATATACTAAATCTGGAAGACTATGAATAAACAAAGCTTGTTTACCTTGGAATTCCCCAATATCAATTCTACCACGAACTTTATAATTGCCAAATCCAGAATTAGAAATGGCTGCAAAGTCAGTATCTATAATATCGCATTCCATTGGAGAATCAGGAATTAATACTACTTTAGCATTCGGGTTGTCGATAAGCTTAATTGTAGCATCAATAACTTCATTGATATTATGCTTAGGGATCTCTACTTTAAACCCTACACTAATACCAAATGAACCATTAATCAAAAGCATTGGCAAATTAGGAGCTAAATATTCTGGAACTTTAAGAGTCCCACTATAGTTATCTTCCCAATCAACTACTTGATTAGATTCTTTTAAATCGCCAATAACGGCATCAATTGTAAACTTAGCAAGTTTAGCTTCAGTATAACGCATAGCTGATGGATTATCACCTTGGAAGTTACCGAAGTTACCTTGCTTATCAATCAAAGGAATATTATTTTCAAACCAGTTAGTCATTGGTTTCATTGAACCATAGATGGATGTATCACCATGAGGATGATATTTATCCATTACAGTACCAACAATTGAAGATGACTTAACCGTCTTAGCACCTTTAATATCATTATACATTGCATAAATGATTTTGCGTTGAACAGATTTAAATCCATCTCGGAAGTCTGGTACAACGCGATATAATGCAGAATATACTGAGTATAATCTCATATCATCAGTATATTGCTCTAGCATATTTACGTCTATTTCTCTACCCACAGTGGTATCCTCCTTACTTACTTAGTTGTTGACGTATCAGTGAAATTTTAGTTCCCACTTATACCTGCATCAAGAGGAATAAAAGGCTATATAGTAGAACTATATAGCCTTGGGTAAATTAACGACTTTTTTCAATGATAATACGATTGATCTTAGTAATATTCATTTGAGCATTATAAGAAGTCAAAACGTATGCAATCTTTTCTTCAAGACCAGTGATTACATCTTTGAAAGTTTCATAGATATCAACTGTAACTGTATTAGTTTCTTTATTATATTCAATAAAGTTACCTACGATTACATTACCTTTGGATTCTGGATCGTTATTAACATCACTACGAAGAGCGAAAATATTAACATTGATTAGTTTTAGAACTTCACTTCCCAAAACATCAATCATCTTTTCCTTAGTAGCTTCATCCATTTTAGGATTGAATTTTACTGGTACTTCGATACGTACATTGTTGAATTTTGGTTTGTTTGTTCTGCGTTGGTTTCTCATGATTTACCTCTTTTTAAATATTAAATAGTTGTGGAGCCGATTCCACCATTACGTACTTTCTTTGGATACTCAGCATCATTATCTGTTGTCAAATATTTCAAGAAAATACCTTGAGCGAAATGTTTACCGGCTTCTATAGTTAATACCTTATCGGAATTATTCTTAACCCCAATAATGATATTACCATCGTTATCTTCATTGTCTACATAGTCAGCATCGATAACTCCGATGGTAGATTTAATCTGCATATCGTAATTATATCCAAAAGAGCTACGCGGTGCAATGAATAATACTTCATCTGGGTTCATATATGCTTTAAAGTAAGTTGGAATGATTGCAGATTCCCCTGGACCAATTACATAAGTCTTTGGTGCAAAGAAATCATAACCAGCAGAATGATCAGTGCTTCGATGAGGAAATACGAAAGTTAGATCTTCACTAAAATCAATAAACTTATCTTTCACCATTTCAAACTTTCTCATTCTTTTTCCTTTCTTGGAGCAATAAGTGAAGACAACACAAAGGTTGCTCTATAATCAGTGCCAAATGAATTATAAATTTTAGCAAGTTCTAAGCAATTAACTTTAGAATTTGCTCTATATAAGAAATATCTATACATATTTCCATCAAATTGCCAGAATAGAATTGGAATCTTTTGAGTATAAACTACATCAGGTAGGAATAAGCGATTATCTGCATTTAACGCAATCACTTCTTCTCCATTTAGAATAGATTTATATCCAAAGTTTTCAATAGCAAAAATATTTTGTTGCTTTAAGAAATCTATAGTAATAAGTCCAGTATTAATTAAAGGATCTAAGTTATTACTTTCATAGATTTCATTCCATACAATATCTGATGGATCAGAATAAACTGATAATATATACAGATAGAGGCAAATGCATGCCATACTTGGATTAGGATATGTTTGCTTTTCAGCTATCAAATCTACTCCAAGATTATAATCTCTTTTTAAGATCTTATAATGTAGAATGAATGATGTAGCTCTTCCTTTTTCATAGTACGTCTCTATCTCAGGAAACATCTTCATCAAGTCTTCTGTATTTTCATGACCATCAATCCAAATAACTTTCTTACTACGTTGAATTATAGTACGAACTCGTTCAATAGATTTAGGGTCATTAGCAAAGAATCCGATGCCAAGAATTACTACTGTTTCTTTAGTATCTAGAATCTTTAGAATGTCTGTTCTAGAGTAGCGATATGGCACCAACTTTACATTGGTACCATCATCCCACGCTAGATGTTTACGATTATTATAAATAATATTGGCCGCAAACATGCAGTCATGATTATCTTGGTAATAAATAATCATTGTTCTTACCTACTTCTTCTCTCTCAAAAAATAGTTAGAATACATATTGAGTTACATCTACATCCTTCATGAGTTGAAGTTTGTCATCCTCAATATCTTTCATCTTATCAAGTTCATATTTAATATCTTCTAAAGTATATCGGATTAGAACCCGATTACCTTTATCACTAGGGTCAAGTGTAGAATTGAATAGTTGATCACCAT